GCCGGAATCCGCTTCCAATCCTCTTTCGTGAGGGGAGACAGGAGCGCGTTGTCGCCGGGATGCCGATTGAGGACGTGGAAGGCGACGACTTCGCCGTCGTCGTCGAGCTCGATCCCGTCGCGGACGCTATCGTCTTGCTGGCGGTCGATCGGCGTTGAGACGCGGTCGGCCTCAAGCAATTGCACACAAAGCGCGAGGAACGACGTCGACTCTTTGTAGCGCCGGAGGGCGAACATATCGCCCGAATCCCAAGCGCTCGTGAACGCTACGGCTTGCTGCTGATAAAAATTGAGGCGGCGCGCGACGTCGGAGGTCTTCGACCTCGCCCAAAGGTGAAAGAGCGCTTCCGTCGAGGCCTCCCAGGCCTCCGCCGCCTCTTCCGAAATTCCCAGGAGGTCGCGATCGACCTTCGCTTGCAAGCGGAGGCCGGAGCCGACGACGTTCGTCTTCGTCGTGTTGCGGGCGCCGCGTGCGATCGGGGCGTTGCGACCCAAGTCGCGCGAGCGGGCGCGGAGCGTTTCCAGGTCGCCGAGCGAATCCGAGTCCGCGGAGCCGGCCGACGGGTTGAAATTGCGGAGGCTGGTCTTGTCGCGCCTGGCGCCGGCAAACTGACCGGCGAGCGTGAGCCCGTAGCGCATTCCGGCCATGCGGGCCGCGCGCTCCGGCGCAAAAATGCTCACCGCGCGCTCTAGGAGCGTCAATTGCGAGTCGCTCATAGCGGCACGATCCGGCGGAGCCGAACGCCGCCGCGGGCTAGTTGCGCGACCTTTTGCTCAAGGCGCGCGCGCTCCGGATACATCCAACGGAGGTCGCCGCGCCAAAGCTCGCGATCGCCAATCGTGTAGCGCTGCGACTTTTCCGCCGCCTGGATCGCCATATTGATTTGCGCGAGCGCTTGCGCCGGCGACATGGTCGCGAACGGCGAGTCTGCCGGCGGAATGGTTGCGGGATCGGCCATAGCCTCACCTTGCGGTGAGGCGCGCTATCTTTCAGGGCCGTTCCGGTCGCCCTGCCAAAGCCGCGAGCGCCTTTTCGCCGATCGAGATTGCGATCGGATCGTTCGCGCCGGCGAAATGCTCCGCGAGCCTTTCGAGCTCTTCCCAGGTGAGGAATTCGGAAGAGCCGGCCGGAGGCGGCGCGGCGGCCTTAGCCCTGGCTTGGCGGACGCGGAGCGGAGGATCGTATTTGTGCAGTCGGCGCTGTATCGCGTCGACGCGAAACTCAAGCCGCATCGCCGGAGTCCACGGCCGGCCGTCGTCGACGTAAAACCGCCAAAGACGCCGCCGGAGGTGCGCCCTTATGTGATCGCGCTCCGCATGGTGAGCCGTGCCGAGCGGCGCTCCCGGAGGATCGAAAAGATTCGCCACTTAGCCCCGAATGGCGCGGGCGCTCGCCGAAACCGGAATTCCGCCTTCCAGTTTTAGGGTGACGGCGAGCCGTTGACCGGCCTCGACCACGACCGGCTTGTCGAGCGGGAGTGCGATCGCACCGCTAGGCCGCCGCGGCCAAGAGTAGCTATACGGGCCGCTCATACGCGGACCTCGCCGCGCGGATAGCCGGGCTTGATCACGTCGGCCATTGTCGGCGGCTTGGCGCCGGCGAGCATCATACGGAGTGCGACGTCGATCGGGCCGGAGACAGCCGTCTTATGATTTTCCATTTTCGCGACGTGCTCGTCTCCGTATTTGTCGGAGAGGGCCAGCGCCCGCGCGAGCTCGCGCTTCGTGACGGGACGATCGAGTCCCCAAACGGCGCCCAAGCGAACGCGCACGTCGCCGATATCCAGCGGTTCGCCGATCGGCGGAGCGTTGCTTTTCTTTGCCATTGCGAATCCCTTTCCCATGCGAGTTATGTCCGGAATAAAAACGGTCGTCAAGCGGTTGCTCCACGGCTGCGAACACGCCGGCCCTTCGTCGGCACTTTCGGCGTCGGGGAGGCGTTCGGATTGTTCGCGCGCGCTTGCACTTGCGCGTTGAGGGCGCCCAGGCGGCCGGCAATGTCGATCGTCGTCGATTTGAGGGCCGCATAGGCGTAAATCCGGCAATCCCAGGGCTCGTTGCGCTTCCCAGGCGGGCACTCCCAAACCTTGAATGGCCGCCCGAATTTGTATTTCGTGATCGCCTTTTCGACCGTGAGGCCGGCGAAATAGGCTTCGTCGTAAGCGTCGCGGCGAGGAAAATGGCAATATCCCGGCCCGCCCTGATTTCCGGCCGCGTCCGGCCCGATCATGAGCCGCGCTTGCATCGTGCTTTTCGCCTGGTCGACGCCCAAGACGAAAACGTCCGTCTTCTTCGCGACGTTCCGCGTCGCCTTCTTCGGCCAAATCGGAATGCCCGGCCCGCCGCGACCCTTCACCGCGAAAATGCGGCGGTTCGCGCGCGGCCGGCAAAAATCGTAAACGGCCGTCGTATGGTGGCCGCCGGAGTCGACCGCGCCGGCCTCGATCCGGAACGTCGCGTCCGTTGGATGCCTGAACGTGCGGAGGAAAACGTCGTCGAGCGCTTCCCAAAACTCCGGCGTCGACGGATCGGCGTAGTGAACGACGTAATCGAGGCTCCAATTCTCTTCGTTCACGCCCCAACCGACGATTTCGACTTCGAAGCGGTTATCCTGAATGTCCGCCGCGGCCGTGATAAAGCCGACGCCGGCCGGGAGCACGTCGGCCGGATAGTCTTCGCGCCGGTTGAAAAGCGAGTCCGGATCGGCGCGCTCGCCGCCTTCCTCCCATGTTTCGGCTAGGACGGTATTCGTCCAGGTCTTGAGGCGATCGGGGAACGGCTTCGCCTCAAGGAATTCCTTCACGATCCGCGAGAGTGGGATACGCTTCGACGCCAATTGCGAGGCGTGAAAGCTCGCGTGCCCCTTGAACGGCTTCGTCGCGATCCAGCCGGTGTCGGGAAGGTGGCCGGCCTTCGTGATCGCGTCTTGCCGCTGCGCTTCCGACCAGGGCTTGCCGCAACCGAGCTCGCCGGTTTCGGGATCGAAAGCGTCTTCGCGGCAATGATAACGCGCCGTTTCGGGATCGTATTCGCCCTCTTCGTTCTTTTCCCATTTGACGCCCGCCCATTCGATTACCTGGCGAACGCCGCAATGCGGGCACGGCACGAAAAATTTCCGCTGGTCGCCCTCTTCGTAACTCGCCTCGATCCGGCTCTCGCCTTTGACGGTCGGAGTCGACGTGAGCGCGATCTTGCGGTTGAAAAAGGTTGTCGTGCGCTTTTCGGCCAGGCCGACGGGATCGCCTTCGCGCCCGGCGCTGGCCGGATAGCGGTCGACTTCGTCGCAAAGCACGATCCGGATCGGGCGCGAGGCGAGCGACGCGGGAGCGTTGGCGCCGGTGATCGTGAGCCGGCCGCCGGGGAATTGCTTCTGTAGGATCGTGTCGCCGGAGTCCCGGCTCTTGCTGTGGATGATCTTCCGCAAAACCGGAGTGTCGCGGATCATCGGCGCGACGCGGTCTTTGCTGAACGCTTCGCCCATTTCGACAGTCGGTTGCACCATGAGAATCGGTGCAGGGTCGCCGTGCATGTAATAGCCGGCGACGTTCAGGAGGAATTCCGTTTTCAGGATTTGGGCCGCGCACATAGCCGTTACCTTTTCGGTAAGCGGCTCCGTCATTGCGTCCATGACGCCGCGGGCCATAGGCTCGTTATCCGTGCGCCACTTGCCGGGCATGGCCGCCGCTTCCGGCGAGAGCCGGCGATAAGTGTCGGCCCATTCGGAAAGCGGCATGCGCGGCGGATCGGCATAGGCGCGATTCATCGCTCCGCGGAGGGCGTGCCGGAGCCGGTGCCCTTGCTGGTCGCGTATCCGCTCGATTACGGCATAGGTCTTAGGCTCCGTCGCCGTCGCCACCTTCGCCGCCTGGCGCGAAGACGTCGTCGCGCACTTGTTCCATTGCTTCCAGGATCACGGCCTCGACCGCGCCGACGATTTGCTCTTCCGCCTCACGGTCGCCGCCCAGGAAGGCGCGCGCCCTCACGCGGACCTGATTCCCGATCGAGAGCAAGCGGGCGCGCACCTTAGCGTGCATTTCAGCGACTGCAGTCGCGACCTCCGCGACCTCCACGACCAGGCCGGCCGCCTTCGCGAGCTCAAGCTCCGCCTTGTCGGCGACGGCGATCATTTTCCGGCGCTCCGCCGCGTCCATGCTTTCGACGCCGTCTTCGTCATTGAACGGATCGCCGCCGGGAACGGTCGCTTTACGCGGCCGGCGGAATTTGTTTTCGGCCCACCAGGGCAAGGCCTCTTCCGTGCGAAATTTCCAGGGCTTCCCCTTCGATCCCGCCTCCGCGTAGGGCATGCCGTCGTCGATCCAGGCGACGATTGTCGGCCTGGTCACTCCGATAATGTCGGAAAGCTCCTGAATGTTTACGAGCACGCGGCTTTCGCCGTGTCGTAAAGGGCCAGCCTCACGTTGCTGCGGAGCAACGCGAGCGATCCGCCGTTGAGGATCGTCACGTCGGGCTTGGCGTCCAATTGTTCGGAGACGTGATCGCCCGCGACCAGGCCGGGGCGCTCGATCCGCCATAGCTGGCCGCCGCGTCCGCGGATTGCGTCGACCTCATTCGGGAAGCGGACGTCGTCGGCGATCACGTCCGCGTGCATTTCGGCCGCTGCGGTCCACAGGCGAATCCAAATGTCTTCGCGGATCAGGTCGCGGCCCCATTCCGTGCCGAGCGTGATCATGAGGCGGCGCGGCGTGACGCCGAGCTCCGGAATTTCGACCTCTTTCAGGTCGCCCTCGATCATGCGCTCGACGTCTTCGTCGATATGGCCCATGCCGCGGAGCATCGTCCGGATCATGTTTTTGAGAGGATCGGCGAATTTGACGCGAACGAAGCCGAATTCGTTCATGAGGACGGCCGCGACCTCGCTTTTGCCGGCGCCGGCCAGGCCCGAAAGACCAATGAGCATATTTTATATCCTGTTTTAGGTCGGATATGCCCGCTATGCCCCTGATTCCCGCCGTTTTCGGGCTCGTTTCGGTAGCCTTTCGCCCATAGGTGGAAACAAACCGCTTTTTCGCATTATACCTAGGGGGGTTCCGGGCTTCGCGCGTTACC